TGATTAATGTTATGATATGAGTTTTACGCTTTTAGATTCTCAAAATGAGGCTTTAAATTATTTGCTTAATCCTGATTATTTAGATGTCAGGGAGGTCTTGTATGGGGGTCGCAAAGGTGGCGGAAAATCATTTTTAGGGTGTGTGTTTTTAACTCAATCTGCACTTTGTTATCCAAACACTTCATATTTTGTTAGCAGAAATAATTTAACAGATTTAAGAAAGCATACATTGCCTTCATTTATTGAGACCTTCGAGAAAATGAACGTCTCAAAAATAATGTATAAATTTAACGGTCAGGATAATATTATAACATTTTACAACGGTTCAAGAATTATTTTTGTTTCGACAGAGTATCAACCATCAGACCCGATGTATCAGCGTTTTGGGTCGATGCAAAACACATGGGGTTGGATTGAAGAGGGCGGGGAACAATGCCAAGAGGCTTATTCAAATTTAGTTCTTTCCATTGGACGTTGTAAAAACAAAGAGTACAACATTAGTGCTTACAAGTTGTTAATAACAGCAAACCCACAAAAAGGGTGGATGTATGATAATTTCTTTAAAAATATAACATCTGACAGACGTTATATTCCTGCCGGTGCAACGGAAAACTATTTTTTGCCGAAAGAGTATTTAGATACTTTGAATAAAATCACTGACAAAATACAACGGCAAAGGCTTTTACTGGGTGATTGGGACTACGATGACAGCGAAGACGCATTAATTAACAGTTTAAAGATTCGGGATTTATTTACTAATTCGTTTGTCGAAAGTGGGGATATGTACATTTCCTGTGACATTGCAATCACTAACGATAGGTTTGTGATTGTTGTTTGGAGTGGTTTACGCATTGTTGATATTTTCGTAACAAGGAACATAGGAGCAGTTCAAAAGGAGTTTGAAAATGGTGTTGAGGTAACAAAGGTTAATTATCAGAATTTAACCGATAAAATAAATTATTATGCTCAATTGTATCACGTTCCACGTTCAAATATTTGTTACGATGCGGACGGAATAGGTCACAACATACAGCGTTTACTTGGCGGAGCTACTGCATTGCATACAGGAATGGAAAGCACTACAGGAGAGTATTTTAATTTGCGAAGTGAGCTTTATTTTAGACTTTCTGAATTAATTAACAACAATAAAATTTATATTTCAGCTGATATTTCAGACCATTTAAAAGACGATATTATCACTGAGTTAAGTTATGTTAAGAGGGCTTCTTTGGTGGGGGAAAAATTAAGAATTAAGCCAAAATCAGAGATAAAAAAGATAATAAATAAGAGTCCCGATATTTCAGATGCAATCGTTTATGGTCTTTTTTTGTACATTTTAAGGAAAAAAATATAAAAAATTCAGAAAAAAACAGCCGTTTTTTGTCAAAAATCAACCTCTTTTTAAAAAAGTTATTAATGACTTATTAACAAAAAATAACGCAAAAAGTCGCAATATTTTTTTGTATTATTTTGAGTTAAAATTTTAATGAAAAAAGAGTGAAAAAACAGGTTATTTTTTAACAAAAAGTATTAACTTATTGATTTAAACATTGTTATTAAAAAACATATGTTGTAACATATGATTAACATATGTTACAACATATGGGAAATAGAAATAGAAATAGAAATAGAAATAGAAATAGAAATAGAAATAGAAATAGAAATTAATAAAATTTGAGTTTGCTTTTTTTTAAAAAAATAATTTATATTTGTTTTGAAATAAATTTGCTTTAATGGAATTAAATTTCAGTTTAAAATTTGGAAAATCCGAACAACAAAAAAGCGGCGGAAACTCATTTTTTCAGCTTGTAGATTCCAACGCCTCGAGTAAGTCCAAGATAAACATCGAAAACGCAACACCACGGAGTAATTTTAAGACGCTTGAACTTTTTTATAACAATGTACCTGAATTATATTCAATCATTAACTACATAGCTCAAAAAGGTTCAGAAATACCTTACAAGATTGTCAAGTATAATTATAGGGGCGAGGGTACGATAATTGAAAATACCGATATTTCTGAGGCAATTGACAGACCTTTTAACACAACCAAAGAGGAATTTATAAAAACAATAATCACAAATTACGTTCTTTATGGAAATTGCTATCTTTTTAAAGAGTCTCTTTCAGGCTTTAAAATACCTCAATTAAAGCTATTACCAACAAAAGACACTTATGTTATTAGCAGGGATTCTTTTGACGATTACGGCAATTTAAAACAAAATTCAGACATCCGATATAATCAAATAACAGGGTATAATTATTTCAAAGGTAGCGCTTTTGTAAAAATGAAAGTGGATGAGGTTATCCACATACGCACATCAAACGTAAACACTGACAACGGTTATTATCTTTACGGATTTTCAGGAACATCAACGGCAATAAGAAGCGTTAAATCACTTTCAAACGTGTATGATGTTATTAATTGCATTCTTGAATCACCTCTCGGATTTTTGAAAAAAACGACAAAGAAGTACGAGACCTCAATGGACCCGGAGGAAAAAAATAAAATTGAAGAAAAAATAAACAAAGTTTACTCGAAAATCGGAGGTCGCAGAAATAAATTTGCCACGGATGTAGATTTAGAGTACCAGTCAATGGTCGAAGCTCTGTCGTCTTTTATGCCTATTGAATTAAAAGCCTCCGAATATGATACACTGTGCAACGTGTTGGGAGGTATGCCAAGCGTGTTGTTAAATGCAAAAGATGCAAGTACATATAACAACATTAAAGAGCTATCAAAAATATTTTATATAAACACCTTAATTCCAATCCTGACAGATGTTTATTCAAGTATCTCGAGGGGTTTGGGGATAAACAAAGAAAGTATTTGGATTGAGCCTGACACTTCAAAAATTGAGGCTCTTTTGCCTGATGTTATAAAACAGATTGAAACAAAAAAAACAGAAACGGAGTATTATGTTTATTTATTTGAAAAGGGTTTAATGACAGAAGGTGAACTTAAAAACAAAATTAAACTATGAAAGAATTTAAACTAAAAAATTGCAAATACGGCTCACAAATAATTGACATTGACAACAAAAGTCATACGGTTAAAGCTATTCTAAACTCATTTAATGTCGTGGATGACCAATCCGACATGAGTTTGCAGGGCTCTTTCAAAAAAACAATTTCCGAAAACTTTAAAAATATTTTTTGGTACAAGAATCATGACCCTCGTATAATGTTAGGAATACCTTTGGAACTCGGAGAAACAAATGAATATTTATACGGAGTTTCGGAATTTGCAGAAACACCAGTATCAGAAGAGATGTTTGAATTTTATTCTCTTTATGCAAAACACGGTAGGTCAATTCAGCATAGTGTAGCAGTAATTCCGATAAAATATTTTGAAAAGGACGGAATATATCACGTCCAAGAATGGAGGATGAGAGAGTTTTCAAGCCTTACAATGTCAGGGAGCAATCCTATTACAGAGGTTTTAGAGCTTAAAAATAGCTCTGAAAACATTGAATTATTAAAGGATGCTTTAAATTTAAAAACAACAGATACACTTTTGAAAGAGATTGAAAAGAAATTAAACACAATCGAATTATCACTTAAAATGTCAGCCGACGAAATCACTGACTTCAAGCCGATAATTTCGGGGTTTGATAAATTGAATCAAATATTAATTAACAACAAAAAGTAAACACACATGGAAAACGCAGAAATATTAAAACAAATTGCAGATTTCGGCACCAAGCTCGAAGAGGCTTTAAAATCATCCGCCGATAAAAAAAGTATGGATGCTCTTTGTTCTGAAGTAAATAAATACTCGGAGCAAATCAAACAAAATGCAGAAATGCACGAAGCATTGAAAAAAGAGTTGAATGAAAAAATCAGAGTACAGGCTGAGGAGTTGGCTGTTTTAAAAAAACATGAAGACGCCCCTCTTTCAAGCATTGAAAGCCTTAAAAAAGCCTTACTCGATACCGGAGCATTTGAAAGCTACACAATTGACGGAGTTGAAAAACAACGTGTAAAAGCATCACACAGAGACAACGGAGTAAGCCTATCAATACCACTTGCAACTATTGTTAAATCAGCAGTTGATATGGATACTTCAAGAGCAGTAAGACCCGGAGGCTCTCCCGGAATGTCAATTGGTTCTTTAACAAACTATGGAATGATGAGAGAGGTTGTTCCGACAAGCATTTATCCTCACTTTTCGCAAATCTTCCGCACAATGCCGACAGAGGACAAATACTTCGGTATTGTTATCGAGGATACTCTGGAAGACGGTACAGCTGTAAAAACAGAAGACGCAGCAGGAGGTAAAAGCTCATTCTTGCTAAAAACTATCGAATACAAAGTATTTGATGTTTGTGCAGATTTCAGGGTTCATGAAAACACCCTTGACGACTTGGATTATATTCTGACTGACATCCTAACAATAGGTATGGACAAACTTGAAAGTAAACTTGATTCCTACACTTTGAACACATCAGGGAACGGAACAACATCAGTTATAGGTATTAGAACAAGCGGATATTTCACCGCTTACGATACCACTTTAAGAGCCGGTAAGGTTTACTCTCCTAACATCGTGGACGTTATTAAAAACGCAAAACTACAAGCTAACAATCAGGGTAAACTTGTGGATACTGTTATTATGAATCCAAACGACATTGCAGAAATTGAAAGCCTGAAAGACTTGGAGGCTAATTCTGTAACATTAGCAGGCGTTAAATTAGATCAAGCCGGAAACTTGGCTTATATTTATGGTTTGAGAGTTGTTGCAAAAACTGAAATGACAGAAGGTTCTTTGGTTGTTTGCAAATCCGACAGCGTGACTTTTGGAGTTAAATCAATGGCTGATGTTCGCATCGGTTACGATGTAACAACAGATTTCAGCAAGGGAATAAAAACAATTCAGTTAAAATCCCGTGTTGCTGTTGGTATTGGTTCACCGCTTGGTATCATTTACTGCTCAAGTATAACCGATGCAATTACAGCATTAACTAACGTATCAGGTGCATAGTGTTATGGGTAAGTTGAAATTGAAACCGAAATTGCTCTCTGTTAAATTTTTTGACAAGATTAAAGGAATACCCGAAGGGACTATCAAGTCCCTTCCTGTAAACCTTGCTTATAAAATAGTCCAAGAAGGCAAAGGGGCATTAGTTGAAGAAAGTAAACAGGATGCACACACAGAATTAAAACAAGTAAAAAAAACAATTAAAAAAGTAAAAAAATGAGAAAGTTAATATCTTTATTCGTATTATTGAGTGTTGTTTTTGTATCAACAGCTCAAACGCCAATTGCTGGCAAAGTCGCAGGAAGCGTGTATTTGCAGGAAAATACTTACGCTTATTATTTAGGTGCAACAACCGACACGCTCGTTGCAAGTGATACTTTGTCTTTAGTTTTCAGAGTAACCGGACAAACATCGAGAGATTTAAATTTCGGACTGCTCACAACAAAGGTCACAGGAACTGTTACAAATAACTGGGTATTTTATCATTCAATGGACGGAGCTAATTGGTCTTCTACCGGTGATACTATAAAAAATTCAAATGCCTCTACAAATATTCAGTATAAAAATTTGGACGATTTTAATTATCCTTATTTAAAATTACAGAGTATTACAGCGGCGACAACTCAAAAGGCTTGGTACAAGGTTTTTGTGATTAGTAGAAACGAATAATCTTTAAACAAAAGGCAAATTGGCAAATATAACAGACAAAACATTACTTAAAGGTATTTATAACATTGATTACTCGAATGATTTAACCGAGAGTCAATTAGACGATGTTATTGCTCAGGTTGAGGCTGAAATACTTCTGAAATTGTTCGGGGATGCTATGTATTTGGATTATGTAAATAACAAAACACAGGCAAAGTATGTAAGCCTTATTAACGGAGTGGAGTATAACAACGGATATAATACTGTTAAATACAACGGTTTGAAAGTTATGTTAGTTTATTTTGCATATTATTATTATCAAAATGCAGTAATAACAATAAGTTCACCTATCGGAGAGGCTTTAAATAACTCGGAAATGGGCGAAATTGTAATGAATAGGGACAAGCAGGTAAAGGCTTGGAATCGTGGAGTTTTGGAATATAACAATACACTGGATTATCTGCGGGTTAATTTCGCAGATTTTCCTTTGTTACAAAGTTCTAACATTGAGGAAATAAATTCATTTGGCGTATGATTTATGTTAGCGAAGTAATAGAGTCAATAGTAACAGGATTAAGCAGTAATTGCCTGTTTATGTTCGGCAATTGGGCGGAGATTCAAAAGGAATTGATGCTCAAAGGTGCAAAAAAAGGAACTCAAAAATACCCGCTAATTATACTTCATTCCGAAATTGAGGAAACAATCCCGAACGATGATAGGCATCAGGCTATATTTAGCCTCTCTTTATACATTGTTACAAATAGCGGTCAAAGTTTAAGCACTTCCGACAGGCTTGATACTATTTATAAAACAGTGCTTTATCCCATTTATGAAGAGTTTCTTAAGGACTTATATTATTCTTGTTATTTCGACTTTACGGCTAATCCTACAATGGGACTTATTCCGCACACAAAGAAAGACCTATTTTATTACAACACGGCTTCAACTTCTCAAAACAAGTTGAATGATGTTATTGATGCTATTGAAATAAAGTTTAAAGATTTGAAATTAAAAAAACAGTTATAACAATTTAAAAACGTAAAAAAATGAATAAATTTTCAGCAGACGTTTCGCAAGCTAATACTGGTTTTGTGAAGCAAATAAAAAACAACATGACAGCGTGGAGGCAGATAATTGTTTGCCCAACAGACTTTGAATTTGCAACAGAAGCATCGGCTCTCACGTTAGCAACGTGGACAACAGCGATTAAAGCTCCTGTGGCATCAAGGATTTACCCATTTCCTCAAGCTGTATCATTTGAAAATCAATCAAAAGAATCGGTTTATGAGGACTTTTCATTAGCAGGCTCAACCTTCGTTAAAGAAGGGACGATAGGCTTTACAATGTATTTAAACATTAACAAAGCTCAAGCTAATAAATTAAGGAAGTTTAACGGTAGAAGTTGCAAGATTTTTATTATTGACGATAACGGCAACATCCTTTGCACCTCCTTTGACGGAACGAAAGTACAACCGTTTTCAGTACAGGAAATCAGGATTGAAACTGCGAAACTTTCAGACGGTTCGGCATCCGTAACAACTCCCGTAAAGGTTGTCTTATTAGATACAACTGAGTTCAATGACAGGGGTTATGTTTTACAGCCGTTAAAAGCGACATCGGCTTGGAATCCAAAACTACCTTCAAATCTTGATGGTGTGTATGATGTTACATTATCA